GCCAAGCGTTAATAGCTGCCCCTTGGCTGCGGGGTTGCACTTCCGGCTGTTTTCGGCTAAATTAGATATGTTCTTTAGGGGGCCGTAGTTCACTTGGGAGAACGTTTGACTGGCAGTCAAAAGGTAGAGGGTTCGAATCCCTCCGGCTCCACTTTGAAGCTAAATAGGCCGTTGGGTAGCTGAAAAATGAATGCTAGACCACTTGACTGCACAAGGTTCTTACGATGGAGCCGTATCTGCTCTAGACCATTTGACTGTTTCAAAAAGCCTTGACCGGCAACTGGAGGTCTTTATCCTGTCATGCCGGGTGAGTGGGCTTTCCCCGGCCACGCTGAGCAACTATTCTTACCAACTGGGACGGTTCATGACTTTCTGTAATCAATCAGGCCTTGCCGATGGCCACGACATCACGGCTCACCACGTCCGGGCCTATCTGCTCTCCCTGCAGGAGAGAATGGGACCGGTGTCCGTCCAGGACTATTACAAGACCGTCAACCGCTTCTTCAACTGGATGATAGAAGAGGGTATCCTGGCCCAGAGCCCGATGCGGAATATTAAGCCCCCCAGGACGCCCAGGTTGGCCCCACAGCCCTTTTCTCACCGTGATATAGGTAATCTATTGGCCCTCTGCTCCGGCGGCACCTTATTAGAGGTCCGCAACCGTGCCCTGGTCCTGCTATTCCTGGATACCGGTCTCAGGCTGTCGGAGGTAACTGGCATCCAGCTGGGGGATATAGACTTCGACCGGGAAGTCATCAAGGTAATGGGTAAGGGGGCAAAGGAAAGGCGGGTCCGTATCGGAAAGGTAACCCAGAAGGCCATCCTGCGCTACCTGCTCGTAAGGGAAGATGCTCTCCCTTGCCTCTGGATTACCGAGGAGCGGCGGCCCATGAAAAAGGCGGGTGTCCAGATGGCTATAAAGCGGCTCTGTGCCCGGGCCGGCATCACCGGCGCCAAGCGCGGTCCCCACACCTTCCGGCATACCGCGGCTATAAACTACCTTAGAAATGGCGGCTCCGAGTTCACCCTGCAGATAATGCTGGGGCACAGTACCTTATCGATGACGCGGAGGTATGTCTCCACCCTGGGAGAGGAGGACCTGATTAAGGCCCACCAGCTGGCCTCACCGGTAGATAACCTCTTCAAGAAATAAAAAAAACAGCCCGCCCCCGTAAAAAGGGGCGGGCCTTCTAAGACCGGGGTATGTATATATGTAAAAGGTTATTTCTTGAAATATATTTCATGCAGCGATATAATAAGGTGCAGTACCAGGCAGAAAGCTACTAGGGAGACTATCGTTACTATAAAGAGAATCAGTAGGCCGATAAAGAGCTGGGCTAGAATCATGACTCCTTCTTCCTGAAATAGAACTGTATCATGTCTTTGAAAGCAGCGAGAAATACGCCATTGATTGTACCCAGACCTATCGCCTCAGCGGTATTTAACCCGTGATAAATCACAACATAGGCCATAAATACAAACCATGCCGGCAGAAAGGCAAAGACATACATTCCCGCTAGGAAATCTCTCATATCTCCTCCATCAGACCGTCTAATTCCGCCTGCTTGAAAGCGCTCGGAAGTGGGACGGTCCCGCCGGTCAGACTCACCCCCACAGACAGATAGGCTATATCAACGGCCTCAGTGCAGACAAGGGCAGAGTTATGCTTCCAGGATATATCGCTTGCCTTAATCGGGTGGATGCCCTCACCTTTGAGGAAATTCTTAAATATTGTCCAGAGACCTTGAATTATAATGGATAGAATCAAAGGGTAGTCATACTTACTCCTGCCCCATTTCGTGAGTTCGACGGGAGCCCGGTGGCGGTAATATGCGGGGCAATTCACGCGGTAGATTTTAACATCCTGGCCAGCGTAGAACGATAGCCTCCCAACAGCTATCCCCTTGCCGATAGACTCCAGTATTATCCAGTCATCCCCCGCCTTCTTCCAGATTAAGAAGAAGTGGAAGCGGTCAGTATAAGGCTCTGTTAATTTGGTGTTCAGTTTGGGTAGAGTTCCCAGACCCTTGACTCCGCCTATGTCCCCTGATTCTACCTTCATTTCTTGTGCACTCCCCAGATTCTACCTTCATTTCTTCTCCAATGCGGCAAGCCGGTCTTCTAACTCGGCCATCTTATCAACCTTCACGGGTTCAATATAAGCAGAGCTAGGAGTTAACTTTTCGCCATCACAGAGATATGCTCTTAGAGATTTAGGGGGGGGTTCAATATCAAGTTCTATGATGGCCTCATCGGGGCGATTCTTTAGCTTGGCTTCTAAGCTGTTATTCCTACTTGTCCACCAGCCCGTGACCTCTTTAGTAATTAGGTTGTATCTAACTTCCATATCTCACCTCAAGATGTTGAATATTTGAGCCTTACACCAAGAACTTTAAGATCGAAAGCACCGTGATTATCTATCAGAACACCGAAATAATCACCCGCGGCAATACTGCTAAAGATGCCGGATAAATCAATCTCGGTCATCTGATTCTCAGTAAGATTATAGGTAGAAGCGGCGTCGCTTTCCCCATTGGCGTTATAGGCTTCTCCAGCAGCTGCGTACATAGAACTTATGTCTAGATTGAATGTAGCGCTGGTTCCGTTAGGAATAACAACAGCAACAAGTTCCACCACTGACCCAAAATCATGGGGCACATGACCTGTGATAAAGGCCAAATTATTGGGGTATCCTGATTTAACTATGGGTATTGCTGCATACTTACCATAAGCGCTAGGCACTGTGTAGCTCTCGCCAACGGTAGCGGGATAAAATTTTTCAAACGTCCCCGCTATTGCCAGCACATCCGCCGCTGTTATCTGTTCTCCCGTTGCTATAGCCATATCTCACCTCTATCCTATGGTTAATTTAAGCTGTTGGAGTTCCCTTAATTCAGCCTCAAGTTGCCGGATACGAGCTTTATAAGGCTGCATTATCTTATCGTGGGAACCTCTGGGCATACCCCTTAAATTTTCTGGCCGGTTATCATCTCTAATCCCGTTGAGATGATGTACGACCCACCCTTTGGGAAGTGGCCTGCCGCTAATTTTTTCCCAGATGAGAATGTGTTCGTAGACATAACCTTGTTTGCCCGTTGCTCTCGGATGCTCGGGGGCCCAAGACATAATATAACCATTGGCATTGTGTACTTGGCCGCCCCGCCAATTACGACCATGCCCATCTTTATCCCTCAGGCGCTTTGGGGCTGATAATTTCTGAACCTCATTACGGCTTCGGATTTGTATCTCGAAGTCCTGCAATAGTTTGCGTATGGTTTTGTCAGATACGGTTAATTGCTGAGCTATATAAACTATAGGTAACTGCTGAGTAAGATATAAATTCTCTAGTAATTCTTTGCTAATACCGAGTTTGGCTCGTTCTATTTTCTTGTATTCAACTTGAGGCCGGCGCCTTATATTATGGCGTTCTATCGAGCGGTAGACCGGAGTAATTGAAAGCCCTAACTTTTCAGCTATGGCCTTCATACTCAGACGTTCCTCCCAATAAAGGTGTTCTAGCGTCTCCTTAGGAATATCTATTCTGTTATATCTCATATCATAACCTCCCATCTAATTACCATTATAACATATGAGAGGATATGATTACAAGTATCAGCCCACCTGCAAAATGTAGGAAATCGTGATGTCGTATACCCCACCAGTGTTGTCAAAGGACACCAGCCAATGGCTAAAAATAATCCCGCTATCGGGTGTTACACTCGCCGTTGAATGGCCAAATATCCCCGCTTCCTCAATGGCATAGGTGGACTCGGCGGCAGTGAAGAATGTGGTGATTGTTATCTCGTTCACGGTTCTCGACCGGCTCGTTACTGCCTTTCGGAATTCCTCTACGGTTAAAGTAGTATCAGCGACATTTGGGGCGGTGTTATCCGAGCCAATGGCGCAGAAGGTCAATCCAGTATCAAAGCCGGCTGTATCAATAAGAAGGTCGCCGACCAAACCCTTACCTACAGTGGCGATAAGATTATTGCCCTCTTTGACGATAAGCTCACCCGTCTTGATATGGCGGGCTTCAAGCCTCCACCTTCCGTATAACTTTAAGGAATCTTTCTTTTGAACTTTCATGTCATTCTCCTACGCCCAAGTGGCAAAACCCCACTTACAGCCGTCATCCCACTTATAATCCTCGGTAATATGCTCGTCATCACCCGGAACTTCGACCAGAGCCAGAGCTTCATGCTGGACATTCCCCAAAGAACCGGCATCTATCGGGGCTGAATTGAGCCATCTATTGACCAGACCTCCCGAGAAGTCATCCTCATCATCACTGGGGGTTTCGACAAGGTCCAAACTCTCGGGCTGGGCTATCAGCTTTAACAGCATCTCGCCACCCACACGAATTGACTGGTCTTGCCGTATGAATAGATTACTAAAGAACTTGCTCCAGGAACCTAAAATGGGGCCGGTGATACAGACGACATTGTATAGAATCACCCCACCCTGAGATGATATAGATACCGATTCTATCAGCATTTGGTGGGCAGTAAATCCAAAGGGTGCATAGGTGATTTCCTGAAGCTGGCCAGGCAAAAGACCACTTTCGAGTGTCTGGTAATTAAACTTCTCGGCATCCTGGCAATATTGAGTTAGTTTCCCCTGTGCGGATTCTCTGGCTGATTCCTTGGATTCATGCCATGCTTCCCTTTCGATGTCCTCAATTATTCCGGTTCCGCCCTCAATAACCCTCCTCGCCGCAATAGAGGCACTATCAAGCGACATTGCTATTACGGGATATTGCCCGTAATAGCTAACGATAACGACGACACCTACACCGGGGGCTGCCTCTGCAAAAATTGCGCTCTCGCCCTTTGTCCAATAGTAATCTTTCCCCGATTCTATTCCCTTAATGCCTACATCCATCGGGGCAGCATCCTCGGTAATTTCAGGTTCCGCCGCTAGAGGATAACCCAAAGCGAATGTCTTAATAACTCCATCACCGGTAAAAGTTGCTGTTTGTACGCTAGTTATATCAGTACCGCCCCAAACATACTGAAAATTTCTATATAGAGGATTTCCAGTCTTCAGACTAACGCTATTTCTCTCCGCTTTGTGGGTAGTCCAATCTAGCTGCCAAGGCGCTGAGATAGTATCCCTATCAAAAAAATAGAGCTTCTTTTCATTATCTATGAACCAAGTAAACGACCCCGATAGCTCTTTGAGGGCATTATAAGCATCGGAAACTTTTGTATAGTTGAATATGGCCTGGGCCACCGTTGGTCCGGCCTGTATCTCCCCGATAGTAACGCCCTCAATGGCGAGATAATGGTCGAATATATCCTCTACGATATACCCTGCTGTTTTGGCGACATAAGAATTAACCACGAGGCGTTTGTCGGCCAGGTAGTGATTATCCATGCAGGAGATCCGGTGAAGGAGCCCGCCGCTTGGAGACAATCTCACGGATTCTGGCTCATCTATAAAACCGCTAAAAATCAGAACATCATCAGAGTCTTTTATCTCCACGGGCTGGCCTCGTGCATAGCTCGCAGACCCGGCCTTATCGATAACAATAAAACCTGCCGTGCTACGTTCCTCAATGCGGCATTCGACGGCAAGCTCATCCTTAGCGTGTACGATTTCGACGCTGTTAATCTTTATCGTACTCATTAACCCTTCAGCCCTGTCCTAACTCTGATTTCATCCACTAAGGGTTGACCGATGGCCTTAGCGATTACTCGGCCATCCATTTCGACGTAGATATTTATAGACCGGCCTACTTTATCAGCAGGGAGAACTTCCTCTCCAGCATGAGCGAGTATAGGGACAGCCTCACCAAGGCGGCCGGGTATAATTCCCCCCTTTGCATACCCATACGATGGTCCAGAATAGTACCCGCCAGTAGAGCCAGAGAGAGCACTCCCGCCGCTACCACTTCCACCACCTCCGCCGCCGCCAGCCAGATTGGCCAAATATGCATTATTGCTTGCCTCAGCTCTAGCGATGTCGGCCTTGATTGTCGCTTCGGATAGCCACGGAGCATAGCCGCCTTCTTCCTGGTATTTTTTAAGCTTCTCCTCATAAGTCATTCCTGCGTATTGCTCCATTTCAAGAGCATATACAGCCTCAACGGCTGCGCTAAAGCCTTGGACGCTTTCGGTGAGTTCGTCGTAATTATCCGCTACTCCGCTTACAGTGCCCCCGAGTTTTTTGAGTATAGCGTCAATTTCGGACGAAGTGAGCCCGGCAGCTGCAAGGTAACGGTCGGCATAATTAACATCGTCGCCCAGCTGGGCCCACAGGTCAGCAATTCTATCAGCGGTCCAGCCCTGGTCGATAAGTGCAGTTGTCACGTCCCCTGTGGTTATCCCTAGTTCGCCCGCCGCACTTCGCTCATACTCGTATTGCTTTACGGCTTCCTGGGCCTTTTCCAGTAGATCCTCATAGGCTTTTAACTGGTCCTCTAGCTGCTCCTTTTGAAGCGCCAGCGCCTCTTGATTCAATACAAGGGCGTCAGTTAAATCTCCTGTAGCCTCCGTGTTTTCATTAATTATCTCGGTAGTGTCGTCTAGAGCTACTCCAACATCATCTATAGCCTTCTCTGTATCTCTGATACCCTTCTCGACTCTAGCTCCTTCTGCAAGGTCATCTGCCCACGCCGTTATTTCTGCTCTAGCATTCATGAGCTTATTTCCAACAGCCTCAATGGATGCTCCGAGTTCTTTGTTAAATAGGCCAACTAATTTGCCTATGCCCATAGTAATGGAGCCGAACATCTTGCCGTAGAACTCGAGGAACGGCAAAAGCACAGTATTGACAATAAATTTTACACCTTCGGCAAAGGCTATCTTCAGATTGATCCAAAATCCTTCAAAGAAATCTGTTACCTTATCCCAGTTCTTCCAGAGGGCTATGCCGGCAGCAATCAGAGCTGTTATCCCCAGAATAATCAAACCTATCGGGTTGGCTGACATAGCCGCATTCCAGAGCCACTGGGCGGCCGTGACCGCCTTGATGGCTATCGCCGAAGCGAACAAAGCTACCTTGTGCGCAACCAGAGCTATCGTATGAAGCCCCCACTTGACCGCAGCAGTCCCGGCGCTGGTCGACAGCACTATCATTAACGGACCGAGAGCGGTCATGCCGGCCAGGATCGGCTCCAGGGGTTCGAGGAAGCCGCTCGCTCCCAGGGTCAACTCCGAGAACTTCTGCTTGACCTTGTCCATGATGGTGTATTGCTCATTCGCGGCATCAGCAAACTGCTGCATTACCCCCTCGGAATCTTGCAGACCGCCATTGTACTTGACTAACTCCTCGTTCGTCATACCGAGAGCCTCGGTCATAGAGATGTTCTCTTTCTTTGATCGAGTAACCGCCGCCTGCCACTCTCTAAGCATGACCTTTCCAGGTGCGACGCCGCTATCGCTCATGTACATCATCATAGCCGCCATATCTTCGATGGTGAGTCCAGCGGCGACCATTTCTTGGTCTGTGTATCCAACCATGGTGGCGAAGTCTTCGAGGCCTATTGTGCTATTCCTGGCCATGTAGGTCATCATATCGCCCTTACTGGCTATTTCCTCAGCTGTAAGGCCGAAGGTCTTCATTGCATCTATCATAATGCCGGCAGTAATGCTAGCCGTATTACCGGTAGCGTCACCAAGGGTATCAAAGGCTGTGGCTGTAGCCTTCAGGACCTCCGTGTCCTTTACCCCGGCCCTGGCCAGTAAATCAAAGGTTGCCGTAACTTCGCTTATGGCGAAAGTCACGTTACTAACCGCGAGGGTTAGGTCCCGCATTTCCTTAGTGGTAACGCCAAGGTTAATCGCCGTCACGCCGAGCTGGGCATTTATCTTCTTGGTTGAGCTGATTATGGCCAAGCCGGCAACGCCCACAGCAGTAAATGCGGCACCCATTACCCGCATGCCTTTCTGGACCTTCTCTGTCTGCTTCTCCAGCCCAGTCAGCTCTCCCTTTACCTTCGCGCTCCCATCGAGAGCAACCTTGCCAAAAAGCTCAAAGATATTTATTTTAATCACCCCCCTTCGGGTAACAAAAAAGCGAGCCTTAAAAGCTCGCTTTAAGATAACTCAGTGTTAGATTTTTATCGTGAGAATTTCTTCACCTATTCTGCCCTCGCTTTGCAAGGCAATCTAGGTATTTCTATCTTCATTTTGTCCTTTTCAACAAGTGTATAAAAGCAACAATCCTACTACGGCAATTATCGTTATGATAACCCCACCTATCAAAAGAACTCGTTGGACTTTAGCAACTGTTTCGGGCTTAGGCTCTTGTTTATTATTCATGTTAGTCCCTCAGACGCCATCCATCCTTGCACACTATTGCCTTCGCTCTAGCGAATGGAATAACACCAACCGCATAAACTACATCCTGTGCAGGGTTGGCTTCTAAGAACTCAAACACAACCAGAGCTACATCTATGTCAGATTCAACGGAGAAGAAGAAGTCACCACAATAGGGGCTTTCTGCCCATTGGTCTTCTGCGACAGTGTAGCTGAACCCTTTATCTGTGATTTTTGCTTCGGAAATCATGAGTTCTCTCCAAGACCTATTGTCCTGGAAATAATCTACATCCACGACTTCCTCAACCTGTCCTCGGGTCATACCTACTTCAACCTTGCCCACTACCTCAATAGGGTTGTTAGCTTTACCATCACCACCACACCCAATGAGCGGTAAGATAAGCAATGCGAATATAAATATTCCAACAATAACCCGTTTCATAGCTACACCTCCTTACCTGGAAGTATCACATTAAGGCAAGGAAAGGTCAAGCCCTTTTTTCCCCTTCTCCCTGGCCATTCTCAGGATTTCCTCTGCTTTAGCGATGGCTTGCTCCTTGGTTAAATCCTGTGCCGGAGGCATAGTCTCTGCTTGCCCTTCCTGCAACCCTAATTCACGGAGATACTCACCAAACTTCTTCCCAGCCCCTGCTCCCATCTGCCAAGCGATAAAAGAACCCTGTATGAACCGCTCCTTAATCTCATCCTCTTTTACTTTGGAGAGCAATTTTAATAACTGCACGAAGCGGCTGAATGGCAAAGCCTCAATAACCTTATCTTCCCAGCCATAGCGGGATTGGATTAGGTCGTAGGTTTCCCAGATTCTTTCTTGGTAGGCCCGTTCACCAAGGAGGAGACCCGTCCGAAAAAATCCCTGATATCCTCCTGCTTGATAAGTGCTTCAATGATGTCGATGACCGTCGTCGCCTTCATAACCTCAAATTCCTCTCGGGGCTTGCCAATCAAATCGGCCATCCATGCCTTCAGGTCTTCTTCTGCCTCGGAAAACATGCTCTGAAAGAGCACCATGCCCAACTCCGTGGGGTCAGGTTTCTTCTTCGCTGACATAGCCGAGGCGAGCTCCACCCTGGCTCCCTTTGTCACCTTGCTCAGCATATGAGCGACGGCGAAGACGTCCGTAACGATCAGGGGTCTAACCTTGATTTCCACTGTAGTCCTCCTTCAACTTGCTTTAACTGGCCGGATATTCAATCGACCAAGGTTCGGTATCCAGGTCGGTATTGAGGTAGTGCGCAGTGAAAGTTATCGCCGGCACTGCCTCGTCTTTAGGTGCCAGCGCTAGACTAAACCCGGCGTCACAGAGGGCGTTGGTGATTATGACGATGACCGGTTTGGTCTTGCCGGTGAGGGTGCCCACGATGGCCACATTACCGATATAGGCGGCGTCCTTGATAAGGTACTTGTACGCCTCCGTTGTCTCACCACCGATGACGGCGGCGGCAGATACGTAGTAATAGGTGGCGGTGATCGCCTTCCCGTCCTCGGGTGCAACAACGAATTGAATAGAACCAGCCGCATAGTCTATCGTGTAATCGGTAAGTAGAACCTGAGTCCCTCTATCGGCTACAGCAATGGTTTCGCTGTTCTCCTGCACCGGTGAATGGTCCAGGGCGAAAACCAATGTCTCACCATCACCATTTCCGACCGCTTCATCCTCTTCCAAGGTAGTACCCGAGGAATATATCGCCCCGGCTATCGCCCTCCGCAGATTCTCCGCGGTCAATTCCAGCATGTTGGCCTTGATGGTGGCCGCCACCTCTTCCAGCCGTCTCATGCCCTTGACCGGGCCTTTCGCCCCGTCTGCCTCCATCTTCCTGATGGTCCTGGCCAGCTCGAAGGTGTTACCACCGCGGGTAGCACCGAGAAGCGTGCCGGGACTATCGGCATCTATGAAGTTGAAGTAGACGGCGCCGGCGTCGATGAGCAGTCTGTCAGGGCTATCTGTGCTTACTCCATGTTTAACTACTGCCATAATTCACCTCCATTTATTAACTCCGCTCACTAGGCCGCCGGGTATTCGATGGACCACGGCTCAGTGTCCAGGTCGGAGTCGGCATAATGAGCCGTAAAGACCAGCTTGATGACCGCCTCATCCTTGGGGTTCAAAGCGAGGCTGAACGGCCCGTCGACCAGCACGTTACTCAGCACGCAGATGATGGGTTTGGCGGTGCCGGAGAAGCCGGTTATCGTGCCTACCAGGGCGACCTTGCTGATATAGTCGCTGTCGTCAATCTCAGCGCCGGTGATGACGTGATCCGCCGCGGCCGAGCCGGCTAAAGCTATAAGCAGGTTGGCCTCAGTAATCTCAATCAGGTTGACGGTGAGGGTGGCAACGACCTCCTCTACCCTCCTGAAGCCCTTGACTGGCCCCTTGGCTCCATCCGGATCGATACGCCTGATTGTCCGGTTAACCTCGAAGACGTTACCCCCCTTGGTCGCCCCGAGCAATGTTCCCGGCGCTGCTACGCTGGTCCAGCCGGTATAGACCGCTCCCGCATCTATCAAGATACGGTCCGGTGTGTTCGCACTAACCCCGTGTTTTACAACTGCCATTTCCTTTTACCTCCAAAAGTTATTTAGTCCCTCGAGGGGCTCTCGCCCCGATATTTATCTGCTCAATATTCCTGCCACCTCCGTCTTCCTGTAGTACCGGAGATTCCACATAGTTGCGTAGTGCCATATCCCCTGCTCAGTTTCCGGAATAAACGCATCGGTCTGAAGCCACAGCCTCCCGCCGGCGATATCTGTGGTAGATGGCTCGAGTTCGTCCAGCAGCTCTATTATCCTCTTCCTGATGGCCAGTATCGCATCGGCATTCGGGCTATCGCTCCAGATGTCCAGGTAATAGGTCGCCTGGCGCATCACAAACGGCTCGGCCGCGACGACGTCAATCCGGTGGACCAGGTAAGGGAACTCAGCGTCCGGCTCCGCCCAGGTGTGGTACAGGCGGACCGTCCCGCCCATGGCCGCTTTCAGGGTATCATCTGCAGTCAGCAGGCTGAAGAGATAGGTTAGCAGGCTAGCTTGAGTATCTACGGTAGCCATTTCTTTCCGAATATCCCCCTTATTTTAGGCATTGCCTTCTCGAAACTGACTCTCAGCCACGGCCTGGCAGCCATATTGCGGGTACCGAATTCAGTCATCTTCCCCTGAATCTTATCTGTGCCTACCATACCGACCACAGTCTTTCCCTCGCTTCCGACCGAGGTCTTAATATTTTGCCTCAACTCAGCTGTGGCAACCGCCGGAGGTTCACCCGGGGCGGAGGCGGTGTAAGTCCGCCTCGTCCCTGGGACATAATAGGTCCTACCTGAGCGAGTGCCGCCTAATGTCTCCTCCACCACAGTTTTATGGACTGCATCAACCGCCTCGGACATCAACTTGCTCTGAGCATCATCGATAGCCTTGACCACCTTATCGGTATGGAACGTCAGTTTAACCTCGCAGCCATCAGCCATTACTTTCACCCACCATAACTACGGTAGTTTGGCCGAGTACCTGCGGAGGTTCCGCCAGCCCCAGGGTTTTTGCCCCCCAGATAAGACGGGTCTTCCCATAGGAGATGGAGACATTTCCACGGAATATGACCTTGTGGGTAACATGGCTCTGGAGCTGCTGGTAGACCGCCCGCGCCTTGGCGTCCAGGGGGATGACCCGGGCAGAGAGCCACTGCACCGGCGCCCAGACCACGGTTTCTCCGGTCGCCGTCTGGATGGTTGTTTTCTCCTGCACCTGGACGCGGTCTTTTAAGATATTCGATAACATCAGGGTTTCTCCTCAGATGCCTACCAGACAAACCAGGATGGATTTTCAGCGGGGTTTATGGTTGAGCCAGGGTAAAGTTACCCGAGACCTGTATTTACCCTCAGGGAATCGAGCAACCTCAAGGCTTCTGGAGGCATCTCTGACGGCTCCCCGTAGTCCACTGACCCCACTCCGGCGATATTCTCCGACTTAATACCAAGTCTATTATCGTACCAGAAGGCCACGGCCACCATGACGGCGGTAACCGCCTCCGGGACTAAAGCCTGGGTCGCCGCCCGGGTCTCTGCGTAGCCGGCGGTATATGTGACCACAATCTCATAATCGAGGGGCCAGACAACGAGATGGTACAGCCTCCCGATAGAGAGCCGCTCGGAGTAATCGGCCACCTCGTCGCCGTCCAGGGTTATGTTTGAAATTTCGGTCACGGGCTGCTTGTAGAGTTTCAAGGCCTGCCGGCCGTCCCCGATGTGAGTCTCAATTATTTCTTGAGAAATAAATGCCCGCCCGGTATAGACCTCGGCCTTCCTGGTTGCGGCATTGATAAGAACCTCCAGGAGAGCATCATCGTAGCCCTCGAAGGTATCGGCGCCGGCAGCGGCATCATAGCTGGCGGTGATAGGGACAGCGGCCGGGGCGGCCGTGAATGTTATCGTCACCCCACTCAAAGTAAAATCGGTACCCTCCGCCTGGAGCACGCCGTTGGCATAGAGCTTCAGACTGCCGCTCACCGGGGTATTATCCAGGGTAAACTCCACGACCTCACCATCGCCAGTGCCCACATACTCGGCCGGTACCTGGAGGCTGGCGGCGGCGTTCGCCCTGATGAAATTCTTGGCCTGGTTGAGGTCAATTAAAGCCGTATCATTTAATGACATTTCGCTTCTCCCCCTCGCCTAGAGTATATCTACCCTGCATCGTTCCGAGGTTATAACTGGCCTGCATCCTGCCCAGGTTATGTATATCCGATTTCCGCCTTATCTTCTTCAGGATGCGGATTGTCCTCTCACCGAGCTTAACTAATATCACCTGGCCGTGAGCATCGACAAAGGTGGCGGTATCGCTCTCCCCGGTGGTGACCAGGATAGCCTGTACCTTGCCCGTCTCGGTAAACCTGAGATTATCGGACTCCCCGGCCATAAAGAGAATCGCCTGCAGGTGACCGGTTTCGTCATATACCACACCAGCAGGAATATAGGTATCTTCCTCGCCCAGGATGGCTAATACTTCCTCCAGATGCCCCAGCTCCGAGAAGATAGCCAGGTCACTCTCCCCCTGCCCCGCTATGATTACCTGGAGGTGGCTTGTTTCTGCAAAGGTGGCGAGGTCTGATTCACCGATTACGGCGAGGATGGTTTCAAGGTG